GACGTTGACCTGGATCGTTATCGTATGGTTGGCCGTTATCGCCGCGGCCGCCTCGGCTGCCAGAATCGACAGGCCCCCGGTCGAGCCGCCGCTCGTTTTCAGCGTGCCGTTGACGACCACATCGGTGTATATGTCGGTAGGTTTTCCGTTTATTGTCAACATCATGTCTCCAATCTGTAAATGACTTCGAGTCCATACGTCCTGGTATTGCCGTTGGCGTATGCGAAATCGACAACATCAGAATTGACAATCGGGATCGGCCGGTCCGGCTGCCAGAAAATATCGGTCACGGTAGTCATGTCCTGGCTGAACAGGACCGTATCGTAAACATCAGCCGTCTCCGAATTGATAGTCACCGTGAAATTCTCAGCCGCCCCGCCGGCCGCCGATAAATGCAGCTTAACGCAATCCAGTACGATAGGGCCCGCCGGCGTAAGCGATGAGGCTATCGCCGCCGCCCCGGTTGCACGCATTGGTTGTGCTTTTCCTAATGCCATAATTTACCGCCTTTCTTATTACAGACCCCCAGTGCGGGCCTAAGGGCTAAATATTTTGAATCCGTGTAATCCACGGTTTCATTTTTTCTTTTTCGGCTTCTGCGGTTTTTCTTTGATGTTAGGCCTCGCATCGGTCATCTCGGCGCCCGGGGTGACCATCGCCGTCTCGACCTCGGCCTTTGCCTTCGCCTCAGCCTCGGTTTTGGCCTTCGCCTTCGCCTCAGCCTCGGCCTTTGCCTTCGCCTCAGCCTCGGTTTTGGCCTTGGCATCCGCTTCGGATTTGGCCTTTGCCTCGACCTCGGCTTTGGATTTCGGGTCGGGCACTTCGACGGCGAATCCGCCGGCGATAACGCGCCGGCCCTTGCTCTCGTCAAAGGCCACGGTCTGGCCCGGTAATGAATGGCCCCACTTTTTCAGCATGTGCAAAAATATCTTCATTTTTCAATTCCTTAATTTTTTCAATAGACAATAAACAATATTCAATTGATTCATTTCCAAATATTTGCCGGCGGCAGGCGGGTCTCCTGATATTCTTTTACAGTCTGATAGATTGCCTCCATCCTTTCATTAGGCCATGTCATCATTAATTCCATGTGGCCCAATACGATTCTATTAGCCGTAAAAACATTCATTCCCGCCTTCTCCATTTTTCGCCAGAAATTTATGTCCGCATCGATTCGATGCTCCCCCCACTGGCCGTCCGGGCCGGGTCTGGGGATAAACCAGGGATGCGGCAATTTCATAAGCGCCGATGTCCTGATCATCGTTAATCCGAAGTGGCCCGAATATATTTTGGTAAGTTCCGGCTTGAATTCCTCTACCGGAATTTTTATACGCTGCTGGCCTGATTTTGATTTCAGGGTCAGCAGTCCCCTCATACCCTGCCGGCCCACCTGCAGCGGCACGATGGCATCCGCCTCCGGGTGCTCGTACATTAACCGGGTGAGATTTTTAATGTCACCGGGCGTAAAAACGGTATCGTAATCGATAGTCAGAATCACATCGGCTCCGGCATCGATCTGGGTCTGCATCCCCCTCTCCAGGCATTCGCCCCAGAAAACACCCTGCATTTTCAATATTGGTATCTTGTGCGGTACGATTCCATCTATAACGCAGAACAGATTGTCCATGAACCCTAATCGCGGCACACTCATAACGGCCCGAATGTCCAGGTGCTTTCGGAACTCGGCACTTTCCGCTTCCACCAGTCTGCTGCAATTGATATTTACCGCGCCCGTTTTCGAACCGTAAACAAAACCCCGGCACTCCGCCACGCTCTTAGGCTTCGCCGTCAGTCCCCACGCCTGGATATTCTTAAATCCCGCGACATCGACCATATTGCCTAAGCACTGGAGCGTCGGGCACCACCAGTTATTCTTATTGCCGCCGTATTGATCGTGATCGTAAAATTCCATCACCATATCGTTATTGGGATAGCCCTTTTCCAGACCCCCGTGGTATGGTGAAAAGTCATCGCATATCGCCGATTCGATATAGATCTCGCCAACGCAAATCTCAGCGATTAACTCAAGTGCTTTCAATGGGTGCTTGAGGTGATAAATCGTACCGAAGAAAAAGACAATATCGAATCGGCCGAGATTTTCGGCGGAGATGTCATAAACCGACATTTCAAGCCGGCGTATCCATTGATCTTTGTCATTATGCCAGTACATCAAAGGTTGGTTATCTTTGGGATCGATATCGCTTCGATTGAATCCCAATGCCTTGCGGCAAAGATCGAATCCCGACCAGTCCCGGACCGGCATATTGGGCATTCCGCAGTTATCGCTGAAGTCATCGATCGCCACGACCTCTTTCGCCCCGCGTTTGAGTGCCTCGAACGTCCAGTATCCATCCCACGCCCCGATGTCTAATACCCGTTTGCCCGTAAGATCATCGGGTAAGCCGTACCTGGCCGCATCTATCGGCGCCCATCCCGGCGTCACTATTCCCCCCGGCAGTTCGATCTTATGATACCAGTACTGAATCGCCATGACCTGCTGCTCTAAACTCTTCTTTTGATCTTCCATGATTTCCATGACTCCTTTCGTTTTTCTCGTTAGCAATATCCCGGCCCGGCTTATTGACCGGACCGGGCCGGGACACCTTCTGTCTCTTTCCCCCATGACAGACATGGGGGCCAATCTTACGTACTCTCGTTAAGGCGGCACTGGTAAAACTCGGTACTGTTTGTCGCCACGGCGACAACGGGCATCGCGGGGTCAACATGTGCCCGGGACAGCGTCGCAGTAGCGGCAAAATTCCCGCCCGTGCCCGGTGTCCAGAGAATGCCCAGGTAACGCTTGCGCCCTCTCAGGTCGATATTGAATCGATAGTGCGAGCCGACGGGAACCACGGCGCACGTCGACGGCGTCGGCAGGACGAACCCGGCCGTCGCACTTACGGCCGCTGCTCCTGTCAAAGCGACAATCGCAGTGCCATCGGTATAGTTTGTGCACAACTGGGTATCCGATTCCGAGCATTGAATGAAAGTCGCAGCGACCGAGTCGGTTGCCGCGCTCCCGTTTATGAAATCAATGACGCAGTAATCGTAACCTAACGTATCGACGCCACCTTCGAACGTGGACGCCGCCGCCCCGGTTTGAGGCGGAAAAAGACATACGCATTTTGTTTCTGAAGGAACCATTTTTTATTCTCCTTGTATTTTAATTTTTCAATTTACTAATAATTTCATCCCCAACGCATTACGCAGTATGCAATACGCAGTACGATTAACTCGTTCCGAGCAGTCCGACCACCGGGCCGCGAACGTCGGCGGCCCCGCCGATCGTGTGATGGACGATAGTCATTCTCTCCGTTGCGATAATCCCGATCTGGTCGTACTCGGCATATCTTTCATCGAGCCTTTTCACCGTTATGCCCCGGCGAACGCCCATCTTTGAGGACATATACATATTGCCGAATAACAGCATGACCAAGTTATCCAAGGCCCCGGCGGGTTGATCGACTGTCGGCATGGACGGCCATTCCTCTATCGGGTATCCCATGTACTTCGGTACCAGAGAAGCGCCCTGCTCGAGAGTGATTATGGTATTGCCGTGTCCCGCTGAGGTCAGCCTGTCGAATACGGCGACCTTGGCAAGGGGTGAGCAATGCCACTTGGCGCCTCGGCGGGCGTATTTCGGCAGTGCGGCCATTACGTTCGTCAAATCCGTATCATCGATCTCATCCCATTCATCCCCGGTCCCGGCCGCCTCTACTAAGCTGCCGACGAAGGCCGGGTCGATCATCTTGGTCCGAATACCGACTATCCCGTTATAAGCGCCTGTCCCATCCCCGTCGATACAGGCATCATCTTCGGCCGTTGCGAACGCCAAAGCGGCATCATTCGCCAGATCATCGGCCAGGCTGATTATCGAATCCTCGCTGATCTCACTGCTGATGCGCGTCAGGACGCCCCACTTTTTCGCCGTCAATTCCACGTTGCCCCATGTCTGCTGAGATTCGATTATGGCTGCATTCTCGCCGACCGGGTGTGCGATCAGGCCACCCGTCTTCTTCGGCTCGTTACTATGGTCCGAGGCCATAGGTTTGATCCGGCAATTACGCCGGGCATTGCCATATTCCTCCCGCAGGTCGATAATCGTCTGCTCGAACTCATCCGGTACCAGGAATCCGCCGGCCGTATTGATTCCCTCGGACATGGCCCGGCTGTCTATGTCCGTATCCATGCGAATCTCGACCCCGTGGTCGCGGCACCATTGCCGTGAAAACGCATGATTGAACAGCGTGGCGGCGAGGAACCTGCCGCTTCGATAGGCGTTTAGTTGGGCGTTCTGGCCCTTAAAGGCCACGAGATGACCGGCCCGGAAAAGCTTGGGTCCGGGCGCCTCGATCCGTGAACCGTTCGCCGTCTCGAGCGGAACAATCCGATCCTGTGGTGTAGTCAATCGGCCTTCCTGCTCTTCGAGATTTTTCATGCGTTCGGCCAGCTTCTCGCATTTTCTCGCCTCTTTCAGATGCTTGTCGAAAGTTTCCGCCTCTTCCTCCGTCAGATCGCGGCTTTCCTGTCCGGCCGTATCCTGCAGCGCCCTTGCGGCCTCGGTTTCGAGCCGCACCTTTTCATAAAGTTCCAAAAGTGTCATTTGAAATCTCCTTGATTCCTGACCAAAAAAAAAGAGGCACACCGATTATTTAATCAGCGTGCCCCTGTAACGGGCTCGATGGTCACAGCATCTCGGCGGCAGCTACTCCGCCTGTGCCCTGTTATTTTTTCTGGTTATGTTTTAATTCATTGTTTTAGAACCGCCCTGCCGTGCAGGGGGCTAACTATATTTTTCCGGAACTTCGGCCCGGTACTCGCAGGTCAAACCTCGGCTGACCACTGCGATCTAATCTTTGTCAATTAAATTTATCTGGTCGGTTACGCGTTTGTGTATGCAACAGGCTTCTCGATATCCCTTTTCGATATGAAGCCGGCGTTCGCGCTGCTCCTGTGCCTCCTCTTCTGTTTTTTCCTTTCTTTCTTCCGGCCCCTGATCCCCCTCCGCCTGATTCTGTTTCTTAAATATATCAAGTGACCTGGAAACCACGGTAGTTTCTTTATATGCCGGCCAGGTCACCGGGCCGACGTCAAACAACTTACCTATTTTCACAATCGTCCGTTCCATAGGCCGGCCGTCATCGAATGTCTTTATGTCCTCCTCTGCAACGATAAATGAGAAGCTGCACCCGGAAATATCTTTACGCCGCACCTCCTCGAGAGTATCGTTTCCCGTCGTCGTATTCGGAACATCCACATCGAACCTGAGCCCCACAGTATTCGTATCAAGTCTTAATGTCCCGCTCGACTTTCTTCCCAAAATCAGGTTCGGATCGTGGTTCTTCAGGCACCTGACATCATCTTTTTTCAACGCATCGTCGAACGCACCCGGTTTTATCTTCTCCCGAAACCACAAGACGTCCGCAAATATATTGTATTTAGCCGCGTATCCGCTCAGTTTTGGTTCTTTCCCATCATCAAGACGAATCTCGATATCTTCGCAAGAAAAAAACCTTCGTTCCATTTCGGGAACTTTTTGCTTGCTGTCCTTGGCTGCCTCGAAGGAGCCATCATGGTCCTTGCAGTGGCTTTTGGCCTCGGAGGCGGTCCATTTCTCCTTATCGTAACGATAGGCCTGCTCTGTCATCGAATCCTCTCCTTTGAGCTTGCCCGATATTACGGAATACTCCTTACCGTTGTGCTTGCGTTTTGTCCTTCTAAATGAGTCGTCTTTGAAATCATCCGGATTTTTCAACCTGCACGCATGTTCCTTTTCGTAAGGCATTGTGATTACCTCCAATCTTCT